GGCGCAGCAAAACATGAATTTTATACTAGATATCCTGCAACGTCTGGAGTGCAGTACGCACATAGTATCTACATTAAACCATTTGGCACTGTGACTCACGTTATAGGCAGTGATTCAGGTAGTTCAAGTAGGGCTGCTGCTTTTGATTTAGTTAATGGTACTGTTGTTTCAAATGGTTTAAGTAATCAAGGAGCATCTATTGAAGCGGTAGGCTCCGATGGTTGGATGCGAGTAACATTTGTTTTCACTGCAACTGCAACTGTTTCCGATAGATACATTTATTGGGCAGTGGGTGACTCGGCTAGTTTGGTAAGCGGAAACGCTCGAACCGACAACTACGATGCAGACGGAACAGGGCAAGGCGTGTACGCTTGGGGAGCGCAAGTGAACCTAGGCACAACTGCAAAAGCTCATTCTAAAACAGAAGCAACTATTAGAGCAGGAGACGCAAGTGTAGTCGTGCTATACAACCAGACAGGAGGGGAAGATGCTATTCAGTCTACTCAAGCACACCAGCCGTTATTGTATAATGCAGGGTTGCTTGTAAAATCTGGAACTAGTCCTTCTATTGATTTTGAAATTGCACAATATTTGGATATAAATTCTCTTGTAGATAAAAATAGATTGGAGAGTTATTATTTTCTTGATAATTCAGATACTACTTTCTCTTTGCCTGCAAGTGGCAGCGGTAGCTATTATGGGGCACTACATGATAATGGTGACACATCTAGTGATTGGAATCCTAGCGTATATGCAAACAACAATACAAATATATACATAAATGGTACTGCATTAAGTGGAACCAAACGCAACGACCTTCACGATCAAGGAACAGGACGTACTTTAATCACCCACGAAAACGCATATACGACAAACTGGACAAGTTTTCGTGTAGGAGCTTGGATTCACACTTATTGGAATTACAGCGGAAAAATATCCGAGATGGTATTCTTTGATTCTAACCAGTCGGCCAATAGGGTTGCCATCGAACAAGACATAAATGACTTCCATAACATTTACTAAAAAATTATTATGACTGATCCATTTTACATTATATACGACAGCGAACGCCAAGCACTTTTACGCAGCCAACAGGGTGGAGCTATGCGTGGACTTAGTTGGTCACAGACTGGTACTGGAAGTAGGTATTGGTTTTCTACTGTTATTGAACACAAAGAAGAGAATCCTAGAGTGGCACTCATTCTACCAACAACAACGGAAACAGAAACAGACCCAGAAACATTTGAAGTAATCTCTTCAACAGTTGTGGTGGTTGATAAAGACATCCTTACTGATGAAGACGAGGTTGTAGAGAATCTTCCGAGTGACTGGGTATTTCCTCCCGAACCCGAAGCTTTACTAGAAGAACCAACAGAACCTCAAAGAGCTAGGGATGCCGATGGAAAATTCATCGCAGATGATCCAACTACGCCTGATGTCAACGAAGCTTGGACTCAACCAGATTGATTAATGCATCAATGGAAATGACCGAGTGTCTTCTAACTTTTTCAAATGTCCACGAAGCAATGGACTATGCAAATTCGCATGGTCTTTCAACAACACGAGAAGATGGTAATGGACATGATGTCACTCTCCCACTCACTCAATCAGGGCAACACGTATTTACTGTTATCAATGGACATTTTATTCCGAACAATTTTATAGACTAATTTTATATGAACTACGAAAATCAAACTGCCGAACACATCTACTCAGTTCTTGAAGGTAAACGTAATAGTTACCTTGATAGGGCGAGGCAGTGTTCAAAGCTAACAATTCCTTATATCCTCCCTGACGAAGGTTTTGGACAGCACTCAAGATTGGACACTCCTTTTCAAGGCGTAGGAGCGCGAGGCGTAAACAACCTTGCTTCAAAACTCCTGCTTGCCTTGTTGCCTCCTAACATATCTTTTTTTAGGCTCCAGGTTGATACAAACAAACTACAACAAGAAGGAGCGCCGGAAGAAGTTATAAGTGAAATAGATTCCGCTCTACGTAAAGTAGAGGACGCAGTGACAGATGAATTGGCGAGAAAACGCTATCGTACAGTAATCCACGAAAGCTTAAAACAGCTGATCGTTACTGGTAACAGTTTGCTTTATCTTGATCAAGACGGAGGCATGAGAGCTTTTAGATTAGACAGGTTTGTTGTAGAGCGTGATCCTATGGATAATGTTTTAACAATCGCAACAAAAGAAACGCTAAGTTACGAAGCGCTCGACGATGACATAAAGGGTGCCATACAAAAACCCCAGGATTCATCTGTAGGGAGTGGAGGTACTGTAAATCTTTTTACGGCTGTTTGTAAAAACGGCGATAAGTGGATGTTGAAGCAGGACGTTAACGGTACTGTATTACCTCAGACGGGAACAACTTTTCCTTTAGATAAGAATCCTTACATTCCCCTTAGATTCAGTCGCGTTGACGGAGAGAACTTTGGACGTAGCTATGTTGAGGAGTACCTTGGAGATCTTCAGTCCCTGGAGTCCCTCACCAGAGCTATTGTTGAAGGTTCGGCCGCCGCTAGTAAAATCCTATTTCTTGTAAATCCAAACGGAACAACAAGACCTAAAGACATGAACGCCCCG